GGGTGGATGTGGCGTCGTCGGCGGTGGATTCGGTGGGGTTTGATGCTGAAGCTGAAGAAGTGTTGGTGGTGTGGCGGGATGGGCGGGAATCGGCGTTTTCGGGGGATCGGGGGGTGTTTGAAGGGTTGGTGGGGGCGGCGTCGGTGGGGCGGGCGGTGAACGAATTGATGCGTGGGGGGTAGGGGGGTGCTAGTACTTTTCGGAGTCGCGGAAAGTACCCGGCATGTGCTAGCATCTGCTGCATGCGACAGGTGCAAGTGGGGTTGAGGCTGTATCCGGTTCAGCTGGCGGCTGTTGATGAGCTGCGTGGCGATGTGCCGCGGGAACGGTGGATTCGCCGGCTGGTGACGGATGCGATCGAGGCGGCGCGGCCGCCGGAGCCGGAGCTTCCTGAGCCTCCTCGGCGTCCGCGGGTGACGCGGGTGCTCGGCGTGCCGTCGGCTGAGCAGCTCGCGGAGCTCGGGGCGCTGGCGGCTGAGGCGCCTCAGATCCCGGGCCAGGTCGCGATCGAGGAGGTGTTGGGGTCGTGAGCGAGTCGTTGGAGGAGCGGGCTCGGCTGTTGGATCAGTCGGCGGCGATTCGTCGCCAGGCGTTGACGGAGGAGCAGCGGGCTCGCCGGGCGGCGGTGGCGCGGCGGACGGCGTTGATCTCGAGCGGGGTGAAGCCGCCGGCGAGCGGCGTGTTCGGGAAGCCGAAGCCGGCGCGGTGAGTGCGACGCCGCGGATATCGAAGTTCGTGCCGAGTCCCGAGGAAGCGCTGGCGGCGGCGCGCTTCGAACTGCACGCGCGGCACCGCACGATCGACGAGGCGATCCGGCTGGGGGAGGAGAGGCGCGCGCTTGAAGGTGCCCTTGAGGAGAACGGGAGGCAGGTGCGCGTGCTGGTGCGGGAGCTTCCTCGAGGCTTGCTGTCGGATGTCGCCGTGGTCGTGGGCGTCAGCCGTCAGACCCTTCACCGTTGGCGCCTGTCGCGATGAGGCGCAGGGTGGGCTGGGCGCTGATGGGCGCCTCGTTCGTGGCTTCCGTGGCGAGTTACGTTTTCCCTGTGTGGTGGGCGTGGGTCGCTGTAGGCGTCGCGCTGCTCGTGGCTGCGGGTGTCGCTTGGTGGCGTCCCTGATTCACCTTCCGCGGGTGGCGCTACTCTGCGCGGCGTGTTCGAGATCGGTAGCCGCTGATGGGCTTCGTCGTGTTGGCCGGCCTGTTCGAGCCGGGGACCGTCGTGGAGCTGTTCGCGGTCGGGAGTGAGCGTGCGCTGCGGGTCGAGGGCCAGCCGCTGGTTGGCAAGCGTCTCGCGGATGCGTCGGGGAGCGTCGGCTTCGACGGGCTGGAGACCGGCGCCCGGTTCATCGCGCGCGGGATGGACCCGTATGCGAACCCGACCGAAGAACGCTGCCGGGCGCTCGCGGATGGCGAGGGCAGCGAACTGGCGCAGGAGCCGATCCGGCAGGTCCCGCAGAAGATGGGGACCCAGGAAGGTGACGAACCGCTGGAGCCGGTCGCGGACCCGGACGCAATTCTGCAGACCGGAGTGCCGGCGGGCCTTCCGCTCGGCGTAACCACGAGCTGAGGAGAAGGCCATGGCTGTAGGGGTAGGAGAAGTCCAGCTGACGATCACGACCAGGATTCCGCTCGAGGGCGGCCGGGCGATCTACCTCGGCACCGCGGCGGCCGGCACGGAATACCCGACGGGTGGCGCGACGATCGGCCAGGAAGAAACGAACAAGGTCCCCACGACCGGCCGGTTCACCGCGCCGGAACGCTGGGACTACCTGCGGGTCGACACTGCCGTCGCGTCGGCGTTCGTCGGGCCGAACAAGCTGAAGCTGTTCACGGTCGAGGGTGCGGAAGCGCCCGGGGCGGAGTTCGCGTCGAAACACACGATGGCGACCGCGATCCCGGCCGGCACGACGTTCTTCGGCATCGGCTTGAGCTAGCGGCATGGCCGCCACGGCGGCCGCCCGTGCCCGCGTCGAAGAGCAGCTTCGATACGAGACGCCGTTCTGGGCTGGCGGCGCTCGACGAGATGCGAGTGGGGCTTGGCAACTGCCAGGCCCCACTGACTTTCATGGCTGCGCGAAGATCCTGAACAAGCAGCGCAAGCTCGTGCCGGCGATCCCGCGGCCGTGGCAGCTCGACTTCGATGATCTGCTGGAGGCGCAGCGCGCGCGGGGGCTGCCGATGCGGGCGATCATCTTGAAGGCCCGGAAGCTGGGGTTCTCGACGTGGGTCGCGTTGAAGTTCCTGCAGCGGGTGACTCAGCTTGAGTACCAGCAGGCGATCGTGGTGGCGCAGGACATCAAGACGGCGGGCGAGATCTTCCGGATGGCGAAGCTCTGCCATTCGCATCTGCCGACGATCGAGGAGCTCGGGATGGGGTTCTCGATCCGGCCGGAAATCGTGAGCCAGAAGCTGTCGCCGGGGACGAGGAGCTACCTGCAGTTCGGGGAGGGAAGCAAGCGGCTGCGGGAGAACGGCCGGACGGGCGACAGCATCTTCGAAATCGACACGGCGGGGACCCCGGAGTCGGGGCGTGGCTACACGCCGTCGCTGCTGCACTTGTCTGAGGTGGGCCGCTGGAGTGGTGAAAGCGCGACGCAGAAGATGCTGGGGATGCTGAACGCGATGCCGTATGAGCCGGAGACGATCGTGGTGCTCGAGTCGACCGCGAACGGCCTCAACCACTTCTACCGCCGCTGGATCAGCGCGCGCGACGGCGCGAACGACCCGGACACGGGGGAGACCTACGTCGCCCTGTTCGTGCCGTGGTGGCGGGATCCGGCGGCGTCGATGGTGTTCCCGACGCTCGAGGACCGCGCGCGGTTCGAGGAGACGATCGGCGCGGTCGATCGGTATGGGCCGCCGGCGGAAGACGAGCAGATGCTGATCGAGGCGTATGGGTGTACGCCGGAGCAGCTCGCGTGGCGGCGGATGCAGATCCGGACGCAGCACCAGGGCAGCGTGGAGCTCTTCAACCAGGAGAACCCGCACTCGGATGAGGCGGCGTTCATCGGGTCGGGCCGGACGGTGTTCAGCGGGATCTTGGTGGCGCGCGCGATCAAGGCTGCGGAGGCCGCGCCGGCGCCCGTCACGGGCTCGCTGGCGCCCGCGGAGATGCTCGAGAGGCGGACGCGCGCGGGGACGGAACTGGTGCCGCAGAAGGCGCTGTGGGTGCCCGTGGAGGACCCTCACGGGCTCGGCCACGAGCTGCAGGTCTGGGAGCATCCGCGGAAGGCGGACGGGGAGTGGCCGGAGGACGTGCCGGCCCAGGAGCGCATCGACGGGGCCTATGTGGTCGCGGTCGACGCGGCGAGCGGCGAAGCGAACACGTTCACGAAGGGCGACTATCACTGCGTGCAGGTGTTCGACCATCGCTCGCACGAGCAGGTCGCGGTGCATGCGTCGAGGATGGACATTCAGCTGCTGCCGATGTGGGTGCTGCTGATCGCGCTGTACTACAACGAGGCGTGGCTCGGCGTCGAGGTGGAGGGGCCGGGGATCGCGGTCGTCGACCCGCTGCAGAAGACGTATCGCTACCGGCGCATGTTCCGCCGGAAGCGCTTCGACCGGGTGCGCCAGGTGCAGGAGGACAAGCCGGGCTGGTCAACGAACGGGGTCAGCAAGCCGGTGATGGAGGCGACGTTCGCGGCGGCGCTGCAGGACGGCACGCACGGGCTGCGCGACATCCAGACGGCTCGGCAGCTGTCGACGTACGTGATAACGGAGAAGGGGAAGCACGAGGCGCAGGAAGGTGAGCACGACGATCGTGTCGTGACGGCGATGATCGCGCATCAGATCATGGAGCTGTTGCGGCCGCCGCGGAGCGGCAAGCGGGAGAAGCGCGTGCAGTTCGACGCGCGCGACCCGCTGACGGGCTATTGAGTCCGCAGCGGCTGGCACACTCGCGTCCATGTTCACTTCTGTCGCGGTGCTCATCATCGGCGTGTGGATGATCGTCTCGAGCCAGGAACCCGTGTCGGCGACGCTGACGCTGGTGCTGGGTGTGCTCGTCGGCATCCTCGCGTTCCTAGACCTGCTCCCGTCGGTCCGCTCGAGGGTCTGATGCTCTGGACGATCCTCCTCATTCTGCTGATCCTGGTCGTTGTCGCCGCTCTCGTGCGGTAGCGATGCTGGGGCTCATCACGCCGCTGGACCCGCTGCATGGCGACGGCTACAACTTCTGGAGCGGCATCGGCTCTGGGTCTCCGCTGCTCGCCGGTCTCGTCGCGTGGTGGCACCATCAGAACTGTGTCGCGCCGGGCTGCTGGCGGAAGGGGCACAAGGACCCTGAGCACGGGCATCCGGTGTGCCGGCGCCACCAGGGGAAGCTGTGAGCCGCGGCGTCATCCTCGGCGGCGGCGAGCCGGCCCGGTCGCGGCTGCAGATCGCGGTCCCGCGCGGGTACGTCGAGGAGCAGAAGGAGCTGATCGGCCGGTGCTTGGTGCCGGGCTGCGGCGCCCGGTTCTACGCCGGCCAGGAGCTCGCGTGGCAGAAGCACGTCGGGCGGTGCGCGCGCGCGAATCTCGACCGGATCCATGCGGTGATGGAGAAGCCGCCGCTGATGGACGATTTCGATCCTGAGGTGTCGAAGCACATGCGTGGTGTCGGCGAGCGGATGCTCGAGGAGCGCCGGCTCGAGGTGAAGCCAAACGAGCGGGCCGGGTTCTCCTAGCCGCGTCTCCTGCAAGCATCCTCCGCAATCGAGCGAGGAGGAGCGGTGGCGCAGCGCGGGTGGCTTGTCAGGCCGGATCACGAAGTTGACACCGTCGACCCCGAGGACGGCTACGCCTCTCTGGGTCCCGTCGGTGCGGTCAGCCAGCAGGCGCTCGCGAAGGCCGTGCTCGACGGTGTGGTGATGCTCGACCGCGCCGGCGGCGTCCTCAGCGTGACGGTGAGCCGGGCGCAGACGGGCGTCCCCGGTGAGCGTGTCACGACGGGCGCGATGGTCGAATGGAAGGACCGGACGGACGCGCGGCCGCAGCCTGAGCGCGACGGGGCGCCGATCCTGCAGGCCGTCGAGGCGCCGCGCCCGCAGCCGGACGAGCTCGTGCGGGAGGCTGTCGCGCAGCCGGTCGCTGTGGCTTCTGCGGAGGAGATGCCGGCGGTTGACGATGGCGATGTGCCGGTAGAGCTTCGGGGGGTCTAGTGGCGGCTCCGGCCCCGACGCAGGACCCGCTGAGCTACGGGCCGGTCGATTGGGAGGACGCGTCGCCGGAAGAAGCCGAGATGGCGGGGCGTGTCGTGGGCCGCGCCTTCATGTGGGAAAAAGGCATCGGCCGCGACTTCAGGGAGCGCTGCGAGCGGTTCTACAAGCAGTACCGCGGCTTCAATGAGTTCCGCCACGAGTGGACGCGCGTGGGGCCGAATGACCGCGACGGGCTGCTGTACGACGCGAAGAAACACTGGGGCGCGCATCTCCATATCCCGCTGAGCTTCCGCACGATCGAGACGATCGTCCCGCGCGCGATCGCGAACATGCCGAAATTGCTGTACATGCCGCGCGATGAACAGTGGCGCAAGAACCTCGAAACGGTGAGGCTGCTGATCGACTCGCAGCAGGCGCAGATCGACATCGACCTGCCGTTCCAGGCGGTGATGCGGATGGGCCGCATCTACGGGCTCGGGGTCGGCAAGACGTACTGGCGGACCGAAGCGAAGACGCGCCGCCGGCAGGAACGCCGGGTGCTGCGGCTCCCGGGCATGGGGACCCACGTCCTCGGGCAGCCGAAGCAGGAGACGACGTTCGACGACCCGATGTTCGAAGACATCGACGTGTTCGACTTCATGTGGGACCCGTACGGCTCGGATATGCAGACGTGCGAGTGGGCGATTCACCGCCGGTGGATGAGCACGGAGGCGGTGCTGCAGCGGGTGACGAGCGGCGCTTGGTCGACGGGCAGCGCGAAGAAACTCGACGAGGAGAAGATCCGCGCGCTCAGCCCGGGGGGTGGAGTCAACCGCTTCAACGAGGTGTGGGAGCAGCGCATGGTCGCGTCGGGCTTCAGCAGCTTCACGGCGTCGCAGCGCGGCGAGCACCCGCACGAACTGCTCGAGTTCCACGACGGCCAGCGGGTCCTGAGCGTGCTCGACCGCCAGGTGCTGGTGCAGGACGGCGAAAACGCGGCGGGGGAGATGCCGTTCCAGATCTACCGGCCGACGCCGCTGAACAAGCAGCTCGTCGGCATCGGCGATCTCGAGCCGCTCGAACATCTCCAGCGCGAGCTCGACACGCTCCGCAGCCAGCGCCGGGACGCGGCGACTCTCGCGCTGGCCGCCGGCTACGCGTTCGACGACGGCGCTGTCGACCGCGAAGATCTCGTGTTCGGCCCGAACGCGGCGATCCCCGTCACGAACGCGAACCCGAAAGACGCGCTGTTCCCGATCCCGGTGAAAGACGTGCCCGGCTCGAGCTGGCAGGAGGAGGCGGCGATCCTGCGCGACATCGAAGGCGTCAGCGGCATGACGGACGCGCTGAACAACGCGCCGGGGCAGACCGAAGGGACCGCGACGGAGGCGACGCTCGTGCAGGCCGCGCTCGGCCGGCGGATCGAGCTGTCCTCGCGGCGGTTCGAGATCGAGGTGGTGCGCCATGTCGCGAAGCAGTTCCTGTATCTCGACCAGCGCATGATTAGCGAGAAGCGTGCGGCGCTCGTGGTGCCGGGCCAGAACGTGAGCCAGGAAGAAGCGATGGAGACGGGCCGCTGGCGGTACTTCCCGGTCGGCCCGGGCGAGCTCGAGGGCGAGTATGAGATCGTGCCGGAGGGCGGTTCGATGGCGGCGAGGAACATCCCGCAGGACCGCGCGGACGCGAACCAGCTGATGACGCTGGCGGGCCACTCGTGGTTCGTCAACCCGACGAAGCCGCTGCTGCGCGCGCTCGAACTGTGCGGTGTGAAGCACCCGCAGGCGTGGCTGCGTGACCCGGATCCGCCGATCCCGCCGCAGGCGTTGAAGCTCCTCGAACTGGCGGGTGTGGACCCTGCGATCATCTCGAACGCTGTGAGGGTTGCTCGCACCGTCAAGGCGCCGCAGGAGGGTCCCGGGCCTGAGCAGGTCACGGCGATGATGGGCGCGCAGCCGTCGGCCGCTCCTCAGCAGAC